AGATATGACGCAAGTCAATTTCCCAAAGCTCTAATAATGCGCCTTGCTCAAGTTTAAATAGGTCTGAGCGCATTTCTGTTGGTAGTGGTTTAGGCATATTTGCTCCAATAAAAACCGCACCCTGTTTCCAAAGTGCGGTCGTTTTAAATGATGTTTTCTACATTTCTCAACAGCTAATTTTCAACTTTTTACAAAAAGAAATGTGTAGGCAATGAAGAATAGGATAAATGCTACAACAAGGATTTTCCCTATCGGTGGGTTGTTACTTTTCTCTTTATTTTCCAATTGGTTTAGCTGCGAAAAATATTCAGCAGTATCTTCAACCTCTTTTCCTGACTTAATGTCAAACACTCTTTGTATATCGTTTAGGTAAAAAACCGCTTCCTGCTCAAGTTCTTCACAATATCCCCAAATGGCATTTTTTTCTGGGTAATAATCAGTGATTGCAACATTTAATGTTACAACTTGTCCATCTACAACATAATCAATCAACACATCAAGATAGCAATAATCCTCCTCTTTGCTTGAGGAAAATTCCAATTTATCGCGCTTAGAGATACCCGTTCCAGGTATGCCTAAATTTCGATAAACCCCATTTTTCCCTATATTAATAGATGCGCCTTTAATTCCGGTTGTAACACTTACGCCGGACTTGCTTATGTTTAACTTTACGCTGGGTAGGATTTTTTTTGTCTTTCTAAATTTTATAGCCATGGGATCTCCTTAAGTAAAGATAATCCATTCTTACAAAATAAGAGATCCTATTCAATGGAGTTAATTAAACACCTGCTCAAACGGCAGCTCATAATCAACATAAACCCCGTTATCTGTGCTTGTCCACTTGCGGCAGACAACCAAGATCGGAGTTTTTTTACCCGGCTGCAGCCACTCAAACGACTTATAGCCTCCGTGCCGCAGTAAAAAACTCTCAAGCTCATCAATAGCCGCTTTGTCTCGTTTGTTTAGACGCACCGTAGGGGTAGCTTTAGAGACAATGTGATTTAAGCCGTCTTGTATTCTTTGGGAGTAGCCATCACCAAATTTAATTTCCTTGATCTTTGGTTCGGTTTCTATTGGTAAGCCCCAAAGGGATTTCCACTTAAAACGCTCTTTTGCCATTTATCTACCTCCCATCATTCCACCTGGGCGTGATTCATTTTGGATTACCTCATAAACCTGTTTTTTAGTTGCGGCAGCAACCATGCGGGCTAACTCCGCATTGTCTGCGCCGTTACCATCAAAATTATTTGTTTGATTAATCACAACGCTATTTCCACCACCGCCACTACCAAGGGCTTTATTTAGATTTTCGTTACTCGTAATTTGGCCGGTTGCACCGGGCACAAAGATTTCTGGTCCACGCTCACCAACAAGATAAGCTCGACCGCCACCAACCGGGCCACCATTAGCCCTCACACCTGATAGGGTTACACTTGTTAATTGGCTTAATACCGCAGCACCTTGTGACGCAACCGCCGCCATATTGGCAAACTTTTGTGCCGGTGTAACTGCGGTAGGGTCATTCATTGCTTTCATCACGGCCGCATGTAGGTTGAGCATGGATTGCGCGATCTGAAATGATTTAGATATTGCAAATAGCGTACGGTAAGCGCCGGATTGTTTGCCTCCAGCAACCTCAGCCAATCCAGCCAAGCCATCAAATAGAGATGACGCCATACTCAACTGGGATGATACCGCCTGACGGTCTAAATCCTCTTTGCGTTGTCTGTATGTATCCTCAATTAATGCCTTAGCCTCCTCAAATTGCTGTACGCTCAATAATTGCTGATCGTAAAGCTCTTGCGCTTTGGTTAATTGATCCTCACGAGTAATATCGTTTTGTACATACGGATCGTTTCCGGACCCTCTGATATCATTAAAAAATGACCGCACTTTTTCCGTTTTGTCGTACTCATCACGGCGCATTTTGTCTTTTTGCTTATTGATTGCGTCCTCATATGCTTGGTTTTCAAGCTCAAGGTAATGTTTACGCAACTCTAAAGCTGAGGCAAATCCACGCTCTTTTGCATCTCTTTCAGAGATTGACATTTTGCCGATAAGCGCTATGCGTTCTTGGTGGGCTAATGTGATTTTTTGGAATTCGTCAGCATAAGCCATATCAAAGCGCGCTAAATCATTCGTTTTAGCGGATGATTTGACCGCACTTTTTTTATCCTCGCTTTTTTGGAGTTCCGCCAACTCTTTGTTGTAGCTTTGAGTTAATTTATCTAAGGAGGATTGACGCAATGCATCAATATTATCAAAGCCTCTGCGGCGGATTTCTTCTTCGCTCAACACAAGATTTTCAAGGGCTTTTTTGTCCTTTTCGTATTGAGCTGTTAATTTTTCGGATCTACTTTTTAGCTTATCTTCGATCTTTCCGAGTGTTGACGCTCCGGCGGTTTCTCTTTCGGTTCTTTCGTGCTTTTCTCGCGCCTCGTTTGCCTCTTGTTGGCGTTTTCTTGCCTCTGCCTCCTGCGCATCTAGCTCTTTTCTTGACTTGGCTAGATTTTCACGGGCTTTTTCCAACTCTTTCGTGGTGTGTGCTAACGCATCATTTATACCATCACCATAAATACCGGACTTAGCCTTTTCTTCGAGACTTTTTTTGGATTTCTCCAGCACATCAATTTGCTTTTCGAGGGTATCTACATGCGTTTTTGTATCAACCCCTCTCATGACTTTTGTTAGCCATAAAAAAGCCTCAGCTAATTTATTTATTGAGGCTTTGTATAAGTCAGCGATACCAGTAGAGGTGGCAAATGCCTCTTTTAGCTCATCGGTTGCCTGCCCTAAGGTATCTAACGCACCAGCAACAGTATCGCTTGCGACAGACTCACCGGCTCCACCAACACGCTTTTGTAGCTCATGCAAAATAATCTCTTGCGCTTTTGCTTTTTCGCCGGTCTCTACAAAGGATTGGATCAGGTCTTTTTGTGTCTCTGTAAGCTCAATGCCTTTACGCTTTAACAGAGATACCGCCTCTGCCGGAGATTCCAACGCGCGACCAAGATTTCGCGCCTCGCTTGATACATCAGTTTTATAAACCTCCGCCAAGTCTTGCGCTAATTTAATGGCTGTTTTAAATGTCTCACCAGTCACACTACGATAAGTCATCATGACTGACATAGCACTTCTTACGCCATCTACACTTGCGAGAGTATTCATGGCAAGCGATCCGGCAAAATCATTAAGCTCGTCAGATGTAAATCCAACCGCTGCGCCAGTGGCTTTTAATTGAGCCTCTGTGCGAGCCAAGTAGCGTTCCGTTTCGGCGTACAACTCAATCCCTGCCATTGCTGAGCTGTACATGGTAGCAAGCGCACCAGCAGCGCTTAATGCGGCGGCAGCTAAACCTCCAATCGCCAATTTGGTTAAGTTAATTCCACCCGTAGTTTTACCCAAACCATTGAGAGAGTTACGGGCTTTGTTAATTTCTTCGGTAAATTTTGCCGTCTCTGCCTCGAGTTTGATTTTTAAATTGCTAATCTGGTCCAATTCTCAACACTCCATCATTTGCAATAGACGCATCCATCATTTCTTCCGTTGTCATTTCCGCGGTTGGTTTAACTGCGTGTAAAACGCTAAAATCCTGCGCTGTAACAACCTGTTTTAATGCTGCAACGTTGTAAACCGCACTTGCTACCGTGCCGTAGCCGTAATCTAATAAATCAAGTGTAAACGGACGTTTGCCAAAGTATTTACACCAGCAAAAATACTCCGCGACAGATATTTCGCGGAGCATTTGCCGATAATCAGCACGCTTAAACTCGTGCGCCAACTTTAGGACAAAGTCAAGTTCGGTTTCTAAGCGTTTTTTTGCTCACCATCTTCCAGCTCACTTTCTGACGGCTCAGGTTTCGGAAATTCGCAAACATCCTGCACTGCCTCAAGTGCGCGGAAAATATCCGCTTGAGTCCAAGTGGTTAATAGCTCTTTTTGTAAGTCATCAATAGACTTATCGCTGTCGTACGATAGCGAGATCGCAATCAAGCGAGTGTGCGCCATTAGATTGTTGCGAGTGATCTTGTTGAGTTTGCTATTTAATTCCTGCTCGGTGTCGTTTTCTGATACCGGCTCGGGTTTATCTAGACCGTTTAAGTAATCAACATAATCAAGATAATCAAGCGCAGAGATTGCAGATACCACAAGCACTTGCCCACGTAACTCAAACTTAACTTTTTTTAACATGATAACTAGTCTCCAGCCTCGTTATACTCAGCCAATAACGGCTTGCCGACATTGGTTAGCTTAACTGTACGGGTCATCACTTCGTTTTGTGGCACGGTTTTGCCTAAAGATGACACCCAAGCGTAATACACATCACGTACGCCGTTAGGATAGACAACAAGATAATATTTCTTTTTGCCGGTGTTAAAGTCGCTGACCAATGCTTGTTGGGCGGTATCACCAGGTAACCAAGCAAGCGTTAATGTAGTTTCACCGGCTGATTTGGCGCCTTGGCTTGTTGATTTCCACTCTGCGTTCGGATCGTCTAAGTAGTTATCTTCATAACTCTCTGCGGTAACTTCACCAGGTGATAGCTCTTTAATTTTTGCAATGCGATCCCAGTTTTCGGCTTTTTTGATTTCTGCCGCTGAAATTGTTCCACCTTGAATGGCAGTGGTCTCTTTCTCGTCTTTTAAACGGAAAAACTGCGTACCTGCGCCTTTCATTGGTGTTGTGTCTTTTTTAGCCATTATTGACCTCATAAGTGATGTTGTATTGGATATCGGCAGCGATCCACGTTGCCATTTGTTCATCTTGATCGTAATCAAAGGACGAGAACGAAGTTGTTTCGGTTAGACTGGATAGCGAATCTTCAACTATTCCACTCTCATAGATTTCTTGAGCTAGTTTATCTAAATCATCTTCTCTAGATGCTGACTTCATAAATGCCGCAACGTGCAATGTAGCCTGTAATGTTCCATCAAGATAACCTGTAGGCGTAACATTACTAATAAACACCGCAACAGTAGGGCTTTGATTCTCAATATCTGAGAATGATGGCTTTCCATTGCTAAACTCTTTAACCTTTGGTAGGTGAGCTGTTAGCCTATTGATAACTGCTCGTCTAATTTCTGAGTGAATTTTCATTTCTTAACCACTATCTGAATTTGTCTAATTAACTGATTTCTTAATTCCATCGGCATCTCTTTTTCGTATGCGCGTTTAACTTCAGCATGAAAAGCCTCAGTTAGCGGAATCTTGAGTGGAATTTTAACTACATCGATTGGATAACGGTCTTTCCCTTGCCGTTGCATTACTTGCGTTCTTCCATTTTGGAGCTTTTGAATAAATGCTCTTTGGAAGAAACGATTCCCGACTTTTAGTTGACCTTTATTTTCGCCTCTTAGAACAAATCTTCCGTCACCTTTGATTAATCTGATTACCGGTAAATTTCCTCGATTGACCTTGACAAAAGCGCTTAATCTTCTTGGCTTTGCGCGTTCTAGTTTCGCTCGTCCTTTAATAAAGCGCTTAGGAACATCCACTTTCTTGGATGTATCTATTACAGCTCTCACCATAACTTTGGCAGCAACATTGTTAATTGTCCGCGCCATCGCTTGTGGAACTGCTTTTTTATCAATGTCGGATAAGGCTTTCTTAGCTTTCTCGATGTCGTCATTAATTGCCATCAGTAACTTGCATCCTCTTCTAGTTGTAGAATGATTGTTCCTGAATTAAAACTAAAGCCACTAACGATATACTCAATGTTATTTATCGTTACGCGATCATTTTTCTTAGGTTTGTACCCTGAAGATTTAAATAGCGTAAGCATGCGATAAATACCATTAATCGGCTCAAACTCTTTTGGAACTTCATCTAAAACTGCTTTATACTTTTTGCCATTGATGACATAGACGGACATCATCACATCTGATATAACTTTGTCCGCCTGTGCGATTGCTACATCAAATGGACTAAGCGTTGATCTTGACATCTACGGTTTCCACAGATGCACCGCTTGCGCGCCACGCAACGCCTAAGCGTTTGTTACTACCAGCGGTAATTGTTGCGCCATCAGTTGACCAGTAAACAATCGCACCTTGTTTGATATCATCGGCCGCCTTTGCTTTAACCGTGAAAACGCCAGTAGTTAAACCAACGCCTACACCACCTTGAGCAACGTCAGATACTGCAACAACTGCAAGATTTTCGATCATTGCCACATCACCACTCTTCATCGCAGCGGTTGCGGTAAAGCGTACTGTATTGCCATCTTGTACATAATTTTTAGCCATATTCAATTAATCCTATGATTTATTTAATAAAAAACCGCACCTTATTTAAAAGTGCGGTCACTATTTAATTGATTCTAAGTTACTTGTTTGTAACTTTAACGACTCCACGATAGTCGATCACGTTCACACCTGCATCAATGCGGACTTTGGTTGACACGCCGTCAACGGTAAAGCCGTTTTGTTGCTCCATGTATGGAGTGTCGATGCCGTCAAGATAGGCTACCTCAATAGCCTCTTTGTTGATTAAGTACCAGGATCTTTCGTCGGCCGCCTGTAAGCGAGCAGATTTAACCGGAGCTACAATGTCGCGTAATGGATTGATGATACCAGAGTTAGCGTCGGCACCCTCAACACTTGCTGACTTGATCAACTGTAAACCGCGCGTATACATTGATGTAGGCAACAGCATAAATTCAGGCTCAATCTCTAACGGCTCACCGCTCGCATTAACAAAGCCATTCATTAACTGGATACCCTTGTCGATGTTGGCAATGTCTAACGCCGCATTAGTGATTGTATTTTTGTGAGATGCATCAAATAATGCTTTACCGTCTTGTGCTTTAGCGTTACCAGTTAATAACGCAAACACTAACTTAGCGATTGTTGCACGTGTCGCTTGT